ATGAAGGCAATATCCCCGAAAACGTTAGCGTAAGTCATGACTAAGGACGATCAGGTCATAATCGGTCAACTACCCGACGAACTAGGCTCAAATCGGCTGCTATCGGTTTTACCGCCGTCATCAGCTGCCACTTATGGCTCACCGACGCCCAGAATTCACACTCAGCTTAATGATTTACCGTCTAGGGGCTTTGATTTAATCGATTTAGCCGCTGACATACTTCCAGAGGGCTTAATGCCATGGCAAAAGTTCGCGCTAGAGCATACGCACAAATACAAACCAGACGGACGCTGGGCTACTCCGACTAATTGCATAGTCGTCGCCCGGCAAAATGGTAAGTCTTTTTTACAGCAAATACGCATACTTGGCGGTTTATTCCTATGGGACGAGCCACTGCAAATTGGATCAGCTCACAGATTAGCCACATCTCTGGAGCAATTTAGGCAGCTGATTAACCTAATCGAAAGCTCGGAAATGTTATCCAAGCGCGTACAGCGTATTAGGTGGAGTCATGGCTCAGAGGAAATCGAAGTCAAAGGTACGACCGGGCAAATTAATCGATTTATTGTAAAGGCTGGCGGCTCAGCTGCTCGAGGCGTTTCCGCGCCGTCGGCTATTCACTTAGACGAGCTCCGAGAGATGAAAGATTTAGAATCTTACGCTTCGCTGAGATATACCCTTATGGCTGCTAAGAATCCTATGATTATGAGCTACACGAACGCGGGCGATTCGCACTCGGTCGTTCTCAATGCGTTTCGAGAGCGTGGACTAGCTGCCGCCGCTGGAGCTGACGACGATATCGGCTATTTTGAGTGGAGCGCACCCACAGACGATATTCAGCTCGAATCTAATTGGCTTGCTGCTAATCCAGCCATAGGTCACACAATTAACATCGACAATATTCAGGCGGTTTTAAATGATCCGCCGGAAGTCGTACAAACCGAGGTATTGTGCCGCTGGGTACAGACTATTTCCAGCATTATTGGAGCCAACGAGTGGAATAATTGCCACGATGAAAGCGTCGATCTCGATCCTGAGAAGCTGACTTGGCTCGCGCTGGATATTTCACCGGATCGAAAATTCTGCGCGTTAGTCGGAGCTCAGAAATTAGGTGACGAACGTTTCGTCGTGAAGCTACTCCACACTTGGGAAAATTCCGTCCAGCTTGACGATCGAGAGATCGCTAATGAAGCGGCTAAATACTGTCGCAAGTATCCGTTAGAGTATTTGCTATACAGCCGCCGAACTAGCGGCGCGGTAGCCGCCAGATTCCAGCCCGCCGGTATTCCGATCTTTGACATGGACTCCGTTTACCCGCAAAGCTGCGACGAATTACTAGGTGCGATCAACTCGGGACGATTACGCCATCGAGGACAAAGCGATTTAACTAAACAGATTCTTTCGGCTGTTCAATTAAAACGCGGCGATGGCGGCTGGGTTATCGGGCGTCGAGCTTCGCAAGCTGCCGTCTGCGCTGCGGTAGCGACGGCGCTAGTTACACACTTCGCGACACGCCCAGAGATGGACTTCGATATTATGACGGGCTAGTGATATACGCCTGACACAATTCGCGCATGGGTATTCGTGATTTATTTGCGTCAAAGGTGGAAGCTGTAGCGCCGCTCCAAAATAGCGACGTCGAGGCTTCGGCTTCACCTGTATTCGCTTTAGATTCGATTTATACCTTTAACGGTGGCGCTACTCAGGCTACGCGTGAGGAAGCTATGAGTGTTCCCACGATCGCACGTGCTCGCGGGATCATCTGTTCGTCCATAGCTTCGATTGGGTTACAACTCCGGGACAATACGACGGGGCTTGAAGTGCCAGCGCCCCGCGTAATTCGTGACCCTGATCCACGCGTACCGGGTAGCGCAACATACGTTTGGACAGCTGAGGATTTATTATTTTACGGTTATGCCTATTGGCAAATTACCGAACTCTTTGCCGACACAATGCGAATTCGCTCCGTTCAGCGAATCGTGCCAACACGCGTCGGCGTTTTCTTAAACAATAACGGAACCGAAGTTCTTTACTACACGATCGACGGTAAACAAATTCCCGATTCTGGCGTGGGTTCACTTATTGTTTTTTATGGCAACGACGAAGGATTATTAAACCGCGCTGGTCGGACAATTCGCACCGGAGCAGAATTAGAGCGAGCAGCTGCTAACTATGCTCGCGAACCTGTCCCGTCTATGGTATTAAAATCAAACGGAACAGCGTTACCAGCTGATCGAATTGCGAAACTCTTAGAGTCATGGGGCGTTGCTCGACGTAATCGCTCAACCGCGTTTTTAAATGCGGACGTAGAATTACAAACCGTCGGCTTCGATCCTGAAAAGTTACAGCTCGCGGCAGCTCGTTCGTACATCGCAACAGAATTAGCTCGCGCTATTGGTATTCCAGCGTTTTACGTTGACGCCGAAACTGGATCGAGCATGACTTACTCAAACGCAAACGTTACTCGCAAAACTTTGCTTGATTTCTCTTTGATTCCGTTAATGACAAGTATTAGCACTCGTCTATCAATGCCGGATTTCGTTCCGTCAACACAATCAGTTCATTTTAAATTAGAGGATTACTTACGCGGCAGCGAAGCCGAACGTGTAGCAATTTACAAAACATTATATGAAATCGGCGCAATCAGCGTCGAGGAAATCCGACAAGCTGAGGACATGATCAAATGAAGCTAAACATGCCGCTAACAATTACGTCAGCCGATAGCGAATCTCGCACAATTACCGGACGCGTCGTAACATGGAACGAAACTGGATCAACGTCCGCTGGACTTACGACGTTTAAACCAGAATCAATCGCAACTAAGAACGTTAAACTATTACTAGAACACGATCGCACTCGACCAATCGGAAAAGTCTTATCTATGACCGCAACCGAGCAGGGAATCGACGCGACATTTAAGATCGCGGAAACAACAGCCGGCAACGACGCATTAGTAGAAGCTGCGACGGGTTTGCGCGATGGTTTTAGTGTAGGAGTCAAAGTAAACGCACACGATTTCGTCGATGGCGTTCTGGTCGTTGCTAAAGGTTCACTCGACGAAGTGTCTTTAGTTTCTGATCCGGCGATCGATAGCGCTCGCGTTAGTTCCGTAGCTGCGAGCGAAACAGAAACCGACGAGGAAGTCGAATCAACCGATGAGAATTCTGATCCCCTAGATGAGGAAACAGAAGAAACAAATCCAACAACCGAAGGAGAACAAGTGTCAGACACTACCGTTCCAGAGAGCGCCGCTGCCGAAACGGTAGAAGCGTCTAAGCATGTCCCAATGGCGTACACCGCGCCACGTTCACCTATTGTCGATAAGGTTTCTTATTTACAGTATTCACTCAAGGCGTCAGTTTTACACGACGAGGACGCTCGCCAATATGTCAAGGCTGCTGATAACACAACATCAACAGCTCCGGGCATGGTTCCAACACCACAAAGCCGTACAGTTATCAACGCGTTAGCAAATGCTGATCGTGGCATGATTGACGGAATTAGTCGTGAGGCTCTTACTGCTACTGGCATGACTTTTGAATTGCCAAAAGTCACAGCCGTTCCAACTGTTAGTGACGTTGCTGAAAATTCCGCTATTACAGAGTCAAGCCTAAGCGCGACTTATATTTCAGTACCAGTTCAAAGCTTCAAGGGTCGCGCAATTTCAACAATCGAATTGATCGACCGTTCAGACCCAAGCTACCTAACAGCTTTGCTACAAAATCTGGAATTTGCCTATGCTAAGGAAACAGATCAATTTGTAACAGCTCAAATTCAAAACGACGGATCAACAACAGCACAATCAGCAAATTCAGCAACTGGATTCTTAGGCTATACATCAGCAGCTTGTGCCGATGTCTATGGATCATCACTAGGATTTGCTCGTTCACTCGTAGTTTCTCCAACACAATGGGGCAACATTATGGGCTATAACGACAATGGCGCACCTCTATATAATGCGGCTCAACCGAGCAATGCGGCAGGATCGGTTCGTGGCGATTCGCTTCGCGGCTTAGTTTCACCGGGTCTAAATCTATTCGTTTCACGTTCAATCGGAAACGCCGGATCAACATCAGCTAACGCTGATCTTTCAATGGTTGTAATTAATCCAGATTCCTACACATGGTACGAAAGCCCACGTTTTGAGCTTCGCACTAATGTCAACTCAGACGGAACCATCGATATTCTTTACTATGGTTACGGCGCACTAGCTACAAAAGTAGCTGGTGGAGCTCGCTGGAATAACCTGCCATAACTAAATAATCATCGGTCGTTTCGCTCCCGAGGCGACCGAGCAGAATAGAGAGAGGATCGCTAATGCCAATTATTACCGCGGACGAACTTCGCGCCGTTTTAGGCGTTAGCGATTCTCTTTACCCTGACGCGTATTTGGATCTTATGATCGCAAGCGCCGAGGGTGCGATCCTGCCGTTACTTACTGGCTATCAGTCAGCAATTACAGGGATCGAAGTTAAAGACGGTATGGCGTTTTACACGACTCAACGAATTAACTATTTCGTACCGGGTCAAGCTGTAATTATCTCAGGCTGCGGAGCTGCGTTTGATCTAACCGTTACGGTTAACGATCACCAAATCGCGCCATATATATTCACAACAGCAACAGCCGCACCGGATCAAATTTTTACACCTAAAATTCCAGCTGGTCTAGCCGTATTAAATGGCTCAACAGCTGACGATCTATATTCAGGCGTAGCGCCCGTAAAGTCAGCGCTGCTAGTCGTATCTGTCGAGGTATTCCAATCGATCACAGCTCCGGGCAATACTTCGGCACAGGTTGATTTCCAGCCGTCCCCGTTCGTACTTGGTCGTTCACTTCAAAATCGTGTAATCGGTTTATTAGCTCCGTTTATTGACGTTGAAACTATGGGTCAATAAATGCCAACGTCTATTCAGGCTAATGTCCGCGCACCGCTCGCGACCGCTCTCGCTGGCGTAGCTGCGTCGGTTTACGAGTCAGTTCCAGAAGCTTTAATAGCTCCAGCCGCGATAATTATTCCGGGAACGCCGTATCTCGAAACGACTTTGATTAGCAGCTCAATTCAATTAAAAGTTAACTTTACAATCTCAGCCGCTGTTGCCTATAACAATAACGCGGGCGCTCTCGATAATCTCGAGAAGCTAGTCATACAGATTCTCGCGGCTATTCCGTCGGGATATATTGTCGGCGACGTATCGCGTCCGTCGATTAACACGTTAGGTTCGAGTAATTTTCTTATTTCGGATATTGACGTTTCCACTTACTACAAGCAAGAAAACTAGGAGAAAAAATGCCAACAACAATCGTAACGGGGCGCGATATCACTTTCACTATTGAGGGTGCTACTTATGACGCGCAAGCTACAGCCGCGACTCTAACTATCGAGTCAACAATTAACACTTACCAAACGCTAGACGGTAAAGCTTATTACACTACTGACTCACAGGGAACTTTTGACGTTGAAATGCTCGCGGACTGGACAGCTGGCGGCTCACTCTGTAATTCACTTTGGACAGCAGCGGACACAGCTCCAAACACTCCACTTTCAGTCGTTTTTACAGCTGCGAGCGGATCAGTCTTTAACTTTGACGTACAGCCAATTTTCCCAAGCGCCGGCGGCACAGCTCCAGACGCGCAAACAGTTTCACTCAGCTTTACTTGCGTAACCACACCAACACTCTAAAGAAAAGAAATCGGGAGCATGAAACTACAAATACATATCGAAACGAACGACGGCAAGACAGTAACCACGACAGCGCAACCGCCAGAGTTCGCTAAGTGGGAGCAAAAGACAGGTTATACAATTCAACAAGCTCAGGAAAAAATCGGAATTTCCGATCTAATGTTCCTAGCGTGGAACGCTTTAAGACGTGAGGCAGCGGGTAAGCCCGTTAAACCTTACGAAATTTGGTGCGAAACGGTGGTCGATATTACGGTCGGAGAAACCGAAGTCCCAAAAGTTACAGCCGAGGAAGCCTAAATTACTTAATTATCGAACTGTCAATCGCGACAGGAATTCCGATGAGTGAGTGGGTTGACGCGGCGGATATATTGACAGCGCTCGAGATATTGGAGAAGCGAAATGGCGGAAAGTAAGGAAGTCGTTCAATACGACAAAGCCGAACTTCGCGCTATTACTGGAGCCTTTAAAGCGATGGACGACGAAGCCGTTAGCCAAGCTAAAGAACAATCAAGTGCGCTTGCTACTTATTTACAGGGAAAAATAATTACCGCAGCTGGACAATTATTTAACTACAAAGTCGCGACGAGAATCGCTGAGGGTTCTAAAGTGAGTAAGTCGTCTAAAATTGGCGAGTTATCTTTGGGATTTGCTTCTCAAAAATTTAGTGGCGGAGCAACGACTCGCGATCTATGGGGCGGCTCAGAATTTGGATCAAATAAATATAAGCAATTTCCCGTATGGTCTGGACAATTTGGTCGAGGTTCAAGGGGCTATTTTGTTTATCCGACGCTTCGAGCTGAGCAAAGCTATCTAATCGCTGAGTGGGAAAAGGCTTTCACTTCAATAGTTAAGAGGTTCGACTAATGGCTGACGGATCAAGAACGCTCAAGCTCTCGATATTAGCTGACGTCGATAATCTTAAAAAAGGTTTAACGGACGCGGGAACCGATACAGAAACTTTTGGCGGTAAGTTAAGCGGTTTCGGTAAAGCTGCCGGAGCTGCGTTCGCCGTAGCTGGCGCGGCGGCGCTTGCCTATGCTGGCACGTTGCTAGTCGATGGCGTTAAAGCTGCGGTCGAGGACGAAGCCGCTCAGGTCAAACTTGCGACAGCAATTCAAAACGTTACGACCGCTACGGACGCGACTATTGCGTCGGTCGAGTCATACATAACACAGACAGCGCTTGCGGTCGGCGTTTCAGACGACGAACTTCGTCCATCTTTTGCGCGTTTAGTTAAGAGTACGGGCGACGTCGAAGCTGCCATGAAGTTACAAGGCGTTGCGCTCGACGCTTCCGTAGGATCTGGAAAGTCGCTGGAAACTACGTCGAACTTAATTGCTAAGGCTTTCGACGGTAACACCGCCGCACTAGCTAAATTAGACATCGGTTTAACAGCTGCCGAACTTAAAACTATGAGCTTTGATGAAGCAATCGCCGCGGTTACAGCAACTTATGAAGGATCCGCTAACGCTGCGGCTGATACTTTTGCGGGAAAGATTGATCGTTTAAAAATCGCATTTGACGAGGGTAAAGAAACAGTCGGAGCGTTCGTACTCGACGCAATTACTCCACTCGTCACGATATTCGTCGATAAAGTAATTCCAACGCTAAGCACACTAGCGACAGATATCGGCGAGGATTTACAGCCAGTATTCGAAACTTTAGGAACATTTTTTAAAGATACGTTTATCCCGGGTTTAACAGCGCTATACGATTATGTTAACAAATACATAGTCCCAATATTCAAAGCCACTTTAACGCCAATAATTCAAGGCGTTAAAAATATATTTACCGCAATCGGCACAGCCGTATCCGATAACACAGGATTCTTTAAGCTGTTAGGTGCTGGATTAACCGCGTTTTTAGTTATTGCTAAACCGTTTGCCACGTTCATAGGTACGACTTTTAAAGTCGCATTTTCAGGCGTAGCGCTAATTATCAGCGGTGTTAGCAAAGCAATTCAGGGCGTCGTTGCTGGCATTAACGCGGCGATCAAAGTCGTTAACTTACTTATCAAGGGCTATAACATCGTTAACAATTTAAAGCCCGGATCTAAAGATTTACAAGAGATCCCAATGCTCGCAACTGGCGGTTTGGCTAACGCAAATCAGCCTTACATCGTCGGCGAACGAGGGGCGGAACTATTCGTCCCGTCAAGTAATGGACGCGTTATTCCAAATAACAAGCTAGGCGGTGGCGGCGGAAATATTTACATCAACGTAAGCGGCGCAATCGATCAAGAAGGCACAGCCCGCCGAATCGTTGACGTTTTAAATAATAGTTTTTACCGCGGCACTAATGGCGCTAATGCGCTGGCGTTCTAATGACAGTATTTAACCCAGTCTGGCGCGTAAAGATTCAGGGCGTCGAATACACGACTTACACGCTGGCAAATCTAACTATTACCAGCGGTCGAACAAATATCTATCAGCAAGCGCAAGCGGGCTATTGTAATTTAGAGTTATTAAACCTAACTCAGGCGATCGTTAACATACATATAAACGACTCAGTAACGATCGAGCTACAAGATTCGACCGCGACTTACGTTCCGATATTTGGTGGAACAGTCGTCGATTTTGGTGTTGAAATTGTTACAGCTGGCAGCGTCGGAATTAACCAAGTCCTAAAGATAACCGCACTCGGAGCGCTTAGCCGCTTACCTAAAGCGCTTACAGACGGAACGTTAGTTCAAGATTTCGACGGCGATCAGATTTACCATATTCTCCAAGATTTACTATTAAATAACTGGGGCGAAGTTCCAGCAGCTTTACAATGGGCTAACTACGATCCAACCGAAACGTGGGCTAATGCTCAGAACGTCGGCTTAGGTGAGATAGATCAGCCCGGTAATTACGAGTTAGCAGCTCGATCATCTGATCGCGTGGATATTTATTCGCTTGTCGCCGCTCTTGCGACGTCTGGATTGGGCTACATATACGAGGATTCTCAGGGTCGAATTAGCTACGCCGACTCGACACATCGATCCGTTTACCTAGCAACTTACGGCTACACCGAGCTAACAGCTAATCACGCGCTATTTAACGGGCTAAAAATTGAAACCCGAGCTGGCGACGTGCGAAACGACATTACGCTTAAATATGGCACAAATTCCAATCAAGAAGTAAGCGCTGAGGACATTAACTCGATCGACCTTTACGGACGTTTAGCGCAAGCCATATCGACGACAGTTAAACATCAAGCCGACGCGCAAGATCAAGCCGATTTCTACTTAACGCTAAGAGCTGCACCGCAAGCTAATTTTACGTCAATTACTTATCAGCTTACTAATCCAGAGCTAGACGACGTGGATCGAGATTCACTAATAAATGCGTTTATGGGCTTACCTTTAAGAATAAGCGATTTACCGGCTAACATGGTTGCCGGAACGTTTCAGGGATTCGTCGAAGGCTGGTCGTTTAAGGCTGCCTATAACGAAATATCTATAACGCTTAATCTTTCGCCACTAAGTTATTCGCTGCAAGCTATGTCGTGGGAGCAAGTGCCAATAGCCGAAGCGTGGAATACTATATCTGGGTCTTTAACGTGGGAAACCGCGTTAGTCGTAGCATAAGGAGAAAACATGACTAATCCAACGAGTAACTTCGGCTGGCAAATGCCAACGAGCACCGATCTAGTTACCGATTTACCAGCTGATTTCGAGGTATTCGGTCAGGCGGTCGATACATCTATGGCTGATCTCAAAGGCGGCACGACTGGTCAAATCCTGTCAAAGGCTACAAATGCCGACATGGATTTCACATGGATAGCCAACGATCAAGGCGACATAACAGCGGTTAACGTAACCGCACCGATTACCGGTGGCGGCACTTCGGGCGCTGTAACTATTGGCGTTAGTGCGGCTTCGACAGCTGCGGCGGGCGTCGTACAGCTAAGCGATTCGACTTCAACAACATCAAGCGTTTTAGCTTCAACTCCAACAGCTACCAAATCAGCTTACGATTTGGCTAATACAGCAAATACGGCTGCGGGAACAGCTCAGACAACAGCAAACGCGGCTATCCCAAAGTCAACAGTTACAACAGCGGGCGACGTAATTTACGCAACTGGATCAAGCGCTTTAACACGTTTAGGAATTGGCACAGCTGGTCAGGTTTTAAAAGTTAACGCTGGAGCAACGGCTCCCGAGTGGGGAGCTGCCGCGGGTGGTTCAACCGTAAAGGTTTACCAAGTAAGCCCGTCGGCGACAACTACTCTTAGCACTACCACGCTTACCGATATTTCGGGCTATTCCGTTACTTTCACGCCAACTTCTGGAACAAATAACATAATTATATTTGGTCAGATTTCGGCTGATTCAACAGTCGGCGACGTTGATCGTTTAGCTATTGACGTGGACGGTACAAGTTACACGCTACAAGATCGCGAACAACCAAGCGGTTCAGCAAATTACGGAACTATGCTTTACGCCAGAATCGCAAATTTATCAGCTGCGTCACACACCGTTAAACTGAGAGGTCGCTCAAGCGGTGGGGCATTAACAACTTATTACGGAACTAGCTCGGGATATGTCGGCGTCGGAATCACAGTTATCGAGGTTTACTAATGACTACACATAAGGAAATCGTTAAGGCTCTAAAAGATTTAGGAGCAAAGGAATTCACCTTTACTGGTGATAATCTCGACGATATTGTTTGGTTCACCGATTCGGTTTTTACAAAAGCCGAAATCGAGTTAGCCATGGAGAATCCGCTTCCAGAAAAAGAGCCGACGATCGACGACAAGCTGGCTTCGGTCGGTCTATCGGTAAACGATCTTAAAGCAGCTCTCGGAATCTAAATGAAACTTACTAGCTATAACGGCTGGCAAGCGTCCAAGGATCAAGCCGAAATTGGAATTAAGTCGTACGCGATACCGGGGACGAGTTTAAAGATTCGCTGCGCCGAAGCTGTCGCACCCTTGATCGTGGGATTCTGCAAAGAGTTTAAC